CGCGATGGCTTCAACACGCTCGTCAATAGCGTTTGCTTCAGCTTGTTGAGTATTTTCAAACTCATCAAAAGAACTGATCTCCCTTCCCAAGCGGTTGCTTAGAAATTCCATAACAGCTCCTTCGAGTTCGCCTTCAGAATACTCTGTATCATATGTTGGCTCGGCAGCTTCCTGCTGAACCTCGTTCTCTTGTGTTGGTTGCTCCGACTGCATCTCCTGTACGGGAGTTTCTTGCATTGGAGTTTCTTCTACCGTAGGCTGTTCAGGTGTTAGCTGTTCGGCTTGTGGTTGTTCTGGTGTGCTACTCATTGACGCAGCAAGGTCCTCAGGATTACTGAAGACCTTCATTCCACCAATCTCTTCGATTGTATTTTGTTCCATTATATTTAATTAATTGTGTTCAATTTATCCTGCGTAAGCGAATCCAATAAAGGTTCCGTCACTCTTAACTGAGTCAAATCTACCGTAAATTGTCTGACCTGCAATCATTGGAATCGCTCTAGCCTCAGTAGGAATAGACTCATAAAATCCATCATCAGCAGCAGCGGCTTCAACCTCGGCCTTGGTGGAGAACGCAGCCCCATCGGACGGGTCAATAAACTTTTGAGCAGCTGCGTCATCAGCAAGTGCGCTTGCATCAACATAAATAAAGATCCCGCCACCTGTAACGTTAATAGATCCCGCTACACTACATGTAATTGAGAAAAACCTACCAGATTTAGGCGTAGCCTGTAAGTCTGTTGCTGTTGCGTCAATTACGTAAATGCTTTTAGCTAAAGCTTCTGAAGGATGTGCCATGTCTTATTTATTATTCTGCTCCAGCTCCAGTGAACGGAACAGTTGAGTTGTCGTTACCAAATACACCGTACTCTACCATAGTATCTACCTTTGTAGCATAAACAACGTAAGCCTTATCCACTGCAACGGGGATAAAAGCAAACTCACCACCACCGATTTTAGCCACAAGGCCATTAGAGTCAGAATCGTTATAAATATAAACGTATTGCTCAAGCTCTGAATCTAAATTCTTTAGATACACGTAAGCTCTCTCGCTGCATGTATCGGCAGGGTAGATTTTAATAGCAGAAGTGCCTACAGCCGTACCCTTTACCTTGGCTCTGATTAAAGCACCAGAATCGCAAGTGAGGTTAGCCACTGTGCTTAAGGCCAACGCGCTCGTAAGCACGTCAGCACTATTAAGGCTGAGTGTTGCGCGTACTGTTGCCATTACTCGTCAATAAATAGAGCGTACTCTAAAGTTAGAGTTGTTGCGACGCTTGGAGTGATCTTAATGTCGTTAGTATCAGCGTTTGCCTCCCAAGGAAAGAAAGCCCAATCGCCAGCGTAAAGCTTGCCCATTTGCTCAGAGTTAATCTCAATGGTGAGATACTCAGTAGCTGTAGTGCTTGTGTTCTTAAGGTAAACTTTGTGAGATCCGTTAGCGTAAGCATCCCCATCAAACAAAATGTACTGAGTAGTAGCAGAGGTGGTTTTACGACCTACGCCAGTTGTTTGAGTCAAACCAGTGAGCGTTCCCGCCTTGGTTAGTGTGGCCGTAGTTGACAGCGCAAGAGCGTCACCCGTAAGGTCCCCGCTCGAAAGTGTGATTGTTGCAGTAGTAGTAGCCATTATTGTTGGTTATATGAATGCAAATATAGCAATAATTTGTTACCTGAATCTGGAGGTCTTTTTCTTGATCGCTTTAGGCTGAGAAACGAACTGCTTGTTACTACTGGCCTTGGCTTTATTCGTTGCTGCTTTCTCACCTGATGATAGTGAGTCCCATGCTGCTTTAGGTAAGTAACGCCCCTTGCCCTTAGACTTAACCTCTTTAGACTTACCGCGCTTCTTGTTAGCGTGGGTGCCTGAGGTCATCCATTTCTGGCTACCCCAATCCTTAAGGCTTTTCTGTGATTTCTTAAGACGCATCAGTTCTTGTATCCCCCTCCAGACTTCTTGTATCTAGAAGCGAGAAGCTGTGCTTTTCGTGCTGACCACTGACCAGGGTTTCCTCCTTTAGATCCTGCTTTGATAGAATTAAATAGGCGCTTACGCATGCCAGGCTTCGTGTAGTTACCCGCCTCGTTTACACGAGACTTTACCTTACCTCCGCTTTTATACTTCTTCTTAGCGGCTGTGGGGTAATCCTTAGGGTTTAATTTAGCCGTAGCTCCCAAGGCGCCAACTATTGTACCTCCGACCATTGCCTGACCGATAGCCTTCTCTTTTTTTCCAGAAGCTATTCTAGCTCTGACTACATCAGCCTTGGTTACCTTTCCGTCGCCATTTAGATCTGGAAACTTCTTTTTCTTAGCTTTCATGACTTGCTATTTTAAACTTCGCTTCTTTTACAGCTCCAGGATGAGGTTTGTATCCCCCTTTCATTAGATAGTACCTTCCCTGCTCCTCCATCCAGTGGTAACCGCTTGGTGGGTCTACAGATACTTTTTTACTAGAGACAGAAAGCTTTCCGCCTTTTTTGTATTTCATGGCTTTCATTAGCAGTTCCATTTGCGCAAGGCAAGAGCCTTCCTGGTTGGTTTACCATTAGGCTTCTTCATGGGCCCTTTTACTCCAGACATCCTAGCGCAAAAAGACTTCCTTCTTTTCGCTGATTTACTTCCTTTCTTAAGTTTAGAGGGTGGTGTAGTGACAGCAGTTTTAATGTTACTCCCTGTTTCTCTGTTGTATTTCCTTACACCTTCAGCCGTTAGTCCGCCAGAACGAGACTTGTGCTTACCCATCTTGAGGCTTACATTACCCCCCTTTTTATACTTCTTGCAACAGCGCATAAAGCAAAGATAATAAAAACAAAATTACGGCTTGATTCCGTATTCACCCGCAGGCAGCGTGTAAGTAACCTCTCCCCCATTTGCCATATCCAAATAAGTGTATGTTTTAGGAGAGGACAGCTCCATGCTTTCATAGGTGGCCTGCCACTGACCTTCACCAACCTGAACGCACTCACTTAATTCCTCCTCCTTAAATTTCCATGAAAAATTGGGGGCCCTAGGATCTGTCCAGGACTGAATCAGATCATCCTCGCTTGTAATTATAACTGTGTATTCTGCCATATCAAACTATGTGTATAAGTTCAGGTTTACCAGAATCAGCGTTTACCATTGCCAACAACGAAGGAGATGGACTGGTGAAATTAATAAAGGTGCTTGTACTTGAGGTGGTGGAGGTGCCGTTCACCCTTATGTAGGGGGAGCCGTCATACCTACCGCAAGCATACCAGCTTCCACTTTTCTTACCAAAAACATAATAAGCAAAACTAGTGTATTTAGACTCAAGAAAATCAGTCCAGCCAGTATCGCTTCCAATTCGCGTAAAACTGCTTATGCTGCTTGTAGATCCATCCCCCCTAGTTCCCCCTCCAAAGCCACCGCCATTTCCGCAATGGTAGTGGTGACCATCAGTAGTTTTTATGGCCTTGATGTAATTAGCGCCCACATGAACGCTTTGCCAGTCTGTGTCAGAGTTTGCTGTACCAGGGGCGGTCTGATCGCCAGAGCTCGAAAGACCAAGTTGATTACTGGTGTCGTCCCCCCAGGTAACTAAAGTGCCTCCCTTTATGGCGGCAGAAGTTTTTTCACCCGCAGAGATTTGAGTCCAATCGGTGTCGGTTCCTATTTGTGTCCAAGATGTAGTGTCACCGCTGGTAGTCCCCTGTCCTGTCCTTCCATCTTGGTTTTTACCCGCGCTATACAAAGCGCCTGTAGTTTTTATTGCGAGGCTAAAGCCATCTCCACAAGAAACTTTCGACCAGTTTGTGTCAGATCCAATCTGAGCGAAATTGCTATACTGAGCACTTGTATTTCCTTTTCCCAGCTCTCCGTCACTATTCTGCCCCACCCCCCAAAGTGTTCCGTCTGTTTTTACAGCAAGGGTGTGCGTTTTGCCGCAGCTAAATTCAGCAACTGAAGTTAGCTCAAGTCCAAACTGACGCTGGTAACCTCCGTAACCAGAGTTACTGCCATAGGTAGCACCAATGCTGATCATAAATAGGTTTGCTGAGCTATCCAGCATGCCCGCCATGTACCTTCCCCCTTTTATCTGGGTGATGTCAGAAGCGCTTGGAGGTGAAGACACACTAGAGTGAAACGCAATCGTTCTGAAGGTGTCTGGTAAGTCAGCGCGTGTAAGGACATTAGATGACTGTCCGCCACCTCCAATGGCAATGATTCCAGAACTGGGCTCTGATGTACCTCCCCCGCTTGGGACGTCTACTCCGTTTATTGATGCTATGTCTGCCACGTTTATTCCGTTATGTGATGCTATGTCTGGCATGTTTATGCAAGTACGATGAAGTCGTTAGAAGGATTAAACCAAATCTGTCCGTTTGTGCTGTCGAGGCAGTAGCCTACTACGCGAACGACATCTCCAGTTCCTGAAGGTGCAGTACCCGTGATGTCTCCAGCTGTAGTAGAAACGTATAGCTCGTCAGCAATGGTTCCTGGATCATGATCAAGCGTGTACATGCCACGAAGCAACATGCCGTCCGCGTCTGGATCAGTACCCAAAGCAATCGCCAACAGTACGCCGCCAGAAGTAGCTGTAGCGTCTGCGTCTGCTGCCACCCAGGTGCCGCTCGACGTGTAGTAACAAAGCTCCCCTTGTGTGGTTGAGCCAGTTCCAATCTTTACTATATCGCCATTGCTGCTATGATCGGTATTACCAGTCTTTTCAAACAGCACATTCTTCCCGTTGGTATCTAGGTCCCCACCAAGTTGTGGGGTAGTGTCCTCAACTACATTTGACAAACCCCCAGAGGGATTGTCTACAAACTCAATGGCATTCCCAGCAGAGTTTACCTTCAAAAATTTACTAGCGGTAAAAGAACCAGGCGTATCGCTGAGACCCACAAACGTTGAAGACCCAGTACCAGTGGTGGCAGCAATCGTAATATTGTTTGCGTCCGTATGGGTAAGCGTTACGTTGGACCCAGCTACAAACTTAATGTCCTGAGTGCCAGAACCAGCCCCACCCGTAGTGTTTCTAAGTATGATATCGTCTGAGCTGTCTTGAAAAGAAAGCGTAGTCGTATTCTGAGTGTTTGTGTTTACAGTTTGATCTGTATAAGACAGGTTGCCTGACCCATCAGTCTGTAGAACCTGACCATTAGATCCGTTTGATGCAGGTAAGGTAAACTGCACATCCCCTGAAAAACTAGCATGTGCTGGAGCCTGAACTGTAACCTTATGCAGTGCTGAGCTTTCACAGTAAAAATCAATCTTAGCTGGGCTCCCTGTTCCGCTTCTAAGCTCTACATGGGCGTCAGATATTTTAACTCCGCTTGTGGATGATGAGCTATCAATGTTAAGCTTGCCAGAGCCATCGGGATTTATGTTAATATCTCCATTAGTGTCTGTAGAGCTTATGGTATTAGCGTTGACATTGATGTTGTCAACCTGAATGCTATCACTGAATGTTTTTGCCCCGCTAAAGGTTTGAGTACCAGACAGATGAGCTGTATCAGCATCCAGATAGGCACTAGCTATAGCGGTTCCATTCCAAATTCCAGAGTCTATCGTACCAACAGTCGTTATTGCAAGGCCATTTATGTCAGCCTGGGTTTGATCTGCGGTTGCGGATGCTTCAATGCCGTCTAGTTTAGTTTTGTCCCCATTAGCAAATGCTCCCTCGCTGGGGGGTTGCTGTGCGCTGTCTGCTTTTGCACCCTGAGCTGCCGTTGCATAGTCAGATGAATCGAATGCTTTGACTTGAGAAAGGTTTGTCACCTCTGAATCCATAAGCGCTCCAGCAGCCGCTACGTTTGTAGGATCGGTCACATCGGCGCTGGCCTCAATAGCGTTTAGCTTGGAGTGGTCCGCATCTGTAAATACATTTGAGTCGCTAGCTGCTTCAACTGCGGCTCTGATTTCAGCGTTTGTTTGGTCTGCCGTTGCTCCAGCCTCAATACCATCTAGTTTATCGTGATGCGCAACCGTCATTACACCCGCAATAGACCCTGATGCTTCAGCTATTACCACGTTATCTCCATCAGAAGAATTAATAGTAATCTGTGAAGCGTGTGTCGTTGCTGTTAAGTTAGTGGATACGTTAGTGTTTTTAGCGTTATTTGCTGTGTGTTCATCAAATATCGCTTTAGACATTACACCACTGACAGATGTGGTGGCTATAGGTATAACAGCGTCAGTTCCGTCAGAAGACGTAATAGTTCTAGCCCCAGTTGTTCCAGTTATGGCTAGGTTGGTTGTTACATTGGTGACCTTAGCTGTATTGGCGTCTATTTCAGCAAGTAAAGTATTATCTAATTTATCCTCTGTAACTGAGTCATCAGCTAACTGAGTAGTTCCAACGCCACCAGCCGTAATAGCGATGTCATCTGCATTGGCGGTTATCCCTGTGCCTCCTACAACATTTAGGGTAACCTCACCCGACGTACCCCCGTCAGTCAATCCCGCTCCAGCAACCACAGAAGTTATATCGCCACCACCTCCTCCGCCTCCAGAAGCAGCAATAGTGATTGCCCCATCTGCATTTGTTATCGTAACATTACTACCAGCGGTAAGGGTACTCACCGCAGGACCGCTAGTACCCCCAATAAGTATCTGTCCGTTAGTAGACATGGCAACGGCAGCCAAAGTGTCTGTTCCTGAATCTTGAGTTATGATTACAGATTTATCAGCAAAAGAGGTGGCGTTTGTGCCACCCTTAGACACTGGAACAGTATCGGAAAGAGTAGATCCAGCAGCAGTAACGGTGATAGGTGCGCTACCGTCAAAGTTTACCCCGTTGATAGCCCTAGGGGTAGTAAGCGTAGACGCACTACCAGTGGTGTTCTGATTAAGGGTCGGTATATTTGATGAGTGGATTGTACCAGCGCTAGAGCCAGCCCAATCAACGTGCTCAGCAGCTACGAAGTTGTTTAAGGAGTCGTGATCTATCTCACCTGGAACCGCAGTAGCCGTTATAGTTGTACCGCTATTAGTAACCCCAACACCGTTGCTACCCAGAATACTAAAGTCAGCGCTTCCGCTAGTTTCTTCTGCCTTACTAGCCCCTCCGCTGTCTGTCGTGATAGTGACTCCAGTTATATCGCCCGTTCCGCTTCCCGTGCCGAAGTCACTGAAGTCAACATACTTAAGGTTATTGCTATCAGACGTGTCTTGAATTAAAACCTTATCGTCAGAGGCTGGGGCGCCAATATCGGAAAGGTCATTCCCATCCGCTGAAGCTCCAAGCTTATCCCTAAGGAGTCCGACCTGACCGCTAACGGCGGTTATTGCATTCTGGTTCAGGGAATCACCATAAGCACGTTGTGATGCCTCAGCGTCAACATAAAACTTCGTAGATTGCTGAGTAGGAACCTTAGTGTCTGAATTAGAAGAAAAGGTGTTTTCGTCAATAACAAAATCAAAGTCAACAGTAGATGTTGCTGTCTTCATAACAGCGCCAGTAGCGGCTACATTAGCAGCCGTGGGTGAAGCACCATCAGCACCATCAGCACCATCAGCACCGTCTTGACCAGCAGGACCAGCTACAGTTGAGTCAGCCCCAGCAGGACCAGCAGCCCCAGCAGCACCATCAGCACCGTCTTGACCAGCAGGACCAGCAGGACCAGCAACCCCGTCATCACCCTTGTCCCCTTTAACATTTTTCCCTGTTACTACTACCGAGCTTGAGGCTGGGGCCGTAACTGTTACTGAGGTAGATCCGTTTGTTGTAACCGTTATAGCCATGTTATCTTGAAATGTCTTCGTTTACACTGAATGACCCTCTTAGTATAGTGGTTACCACTTCATTAACTTTTTGTTGAATATCGTAAGTAAAAGAGCCAACAGGAAGCTCCTTCATGGTAGCTGCTGAAGCTGTAACGGTAACCAAGCCAGAAGTAGTTCCGTCACTAAACACAAACCCATTGCTGAGCTTGCCTTTCTGATCTTCGGTAAGACCTTTAGCGTTTGAAGTAGAAGAAGACAAAGAGCTGGAGGCAACAACCTCTCTGTTAGATATACCTGACCTTGTTCTAGTTGGGTTAGTTTTTACATCCATCAAAAACTCATACCCAGTCAAATCTAAAGCGGTTCCGCTAGAGTCATTTAGCGTAAGGCTAAGAGAAAAAGTGTCTCCTCTTCTACAGGTGATGTCAAGCTTTTCAGCTACATCTAAGTTTACTTTACTTGCCATGTTATCCTAATAGTGAGTTTACAATATTATCTACGCTATCCCCAGCCTCTGGAAGTTCACCCCTGTTTCCTTGACGCTGAGAAAGCAATTTGCTTTGCTCAGAAGACTGCTTCTTTACTCTGTCGTCCTTTCTGTCTTCTTTTAAAACTTCAAGTTTTTGCTTAAACTCTTGATCTTCAGTCTTAAACCCAAGAGTGGCTTGAGCTTTAATAATCTCGATTTCCTTTCTGAATTGATGTTTTACCTCCTCTAGCTGACCCTCAAGCTGGGTCTTAAGCTGCATTTGCTGGGCCTCTAGCTGAGCTTCCATTTGCATCTCTTGCATCTTAGCCTGCGAAGCGGCTTGAGCGGCTTGTTGGGCTGACTGAGCTTGCATTTGTGAGTTTTGAGCAGCTATTTGTTGCTGTTGGGCCATACGCTTCTTGCGTCTTACCACCAAAAGCCTTTCGGCCTGGTTAACATCCTTCATGTTCCTAATCGCAATCGCATCTTCGAGGTCTATCTCTTTTTGCTGAATAGCCATCTGGACATTCTGCTCTAAGTACGCCTTATCCTTGTCTTCCATTTCTTTCACCACCTGTACACCGAAGTTGTACATAGGGAGGTCATTGAACGAAGAAAGAACAGCCATATTTTCCTTGCCTATGGCGTTGCTGTATATCTCATGAAGAACAGACTCTTCTGGTATTATCTGCAAACACTTAACTATGTCTTCACAAACCTTCTTGTAAAGAATCATAGAAGCGTTAGTGATATCGTATATAGCGTTATTGCCTGCGGAAATAGCATTTTGCTGAACACCTACTAGGGTGTCACCCTTAGGCGTAGAGGCGTCCATCATTTCATTGACACCTGTAGCGTCTCGGATCATACGCAGATAGTGATTGTAAAGACCAATGAGCTCATTGATGTTTCGAATACTATTCCCTATCTCTCTTACTGGTGGGTTCTGAAACCCTCCCTCTGGGTTTTTACTTCTATAGTAGAATACACCAGTCTGCTCGTAGATATCATGCAAGTCCAAAGGCTGTAAATCTCCGCCTTTGCCTAGCTGCACATTCTCCAATCCCTCGATATCAATGATCAATCCATCTGGTTTCGCTTTAGCGATAGCTTGCTGGATCTTAAGGTGGGTCAACTGAAGCATGTCAGCAAAACCAGTACAGCTAGACACCATAGACTTCGGCATCATATCCCGAATATTGGTAGCCACTGGAGAATAAGATAGCCTCACAGATGATATATCGTGGATGTTCTTTGGTACGTTCTTAGACCTTCCGTAATTAAATACAATGTTAGATCCGTTCATGACATACATGCCACCGTACACAGTGGCGATATCCATCTTTACTGGATTTCTTTCAAATACACTGCCTGGTTTCTCAGAGTATTCAAGTCCCTTCATGAAGAAGTTTACGTTACCGAAACGGTTTTCTTTTTCTTCGAAGTATATGCAATCAACAGAAATAAATTCGAACTCAAGTACATCAACCATGTACTCATCATAACCATAATCAGTCCTTTGAGACAGGTTGTTGTAGCTGCTTTTACCAAAAGAGCTTGGGTTGTTCCCATACTTCCCCTTAACTGATTTAGCCAACTCCTCAAGCTGCTCTTCTGTAATCTCACCAGCAGATATCCTTCTTAGCTCCTGTATAGAAATAGACTTAACATGCCCCGCATAAATTAAATCCTCAAAAAAAGGATCTTCTGTATGGCTGTGAATAAACGTAGATGGATCTACGTAATCAGTCTTAATACCGTGATTAGGATCGTTACTTCTTTTCACAACGCACATGCCTAGGGCGACTAGATCATTAACACACCTTCGTAAGGTTCCGTCGTTGAAATTATTCCATGAAAGGGTCATGTTAGTCCCTATCTGAGCTGCAATCTCTGCGTCAGTTTTGACGTTAGTACCCAAAAGTATTTCAGCCTCCTCTAAAGAGTCTGGGAGCTGATCTGGATCCTCTCCAATCACCATGCCTGTTTGCTGCTTAAGCTGCTGCAACTGCTTCTTTGCCTCAACCTGGATCTCCATTCTTCTCTTCTTGTTGTTCTTTTCAGAAGAAGAGAGAGGGTCAATAGCCTCTAGGTTCGGATACGGATCTTTGGATAAAATTTTGTTTACTACAACCCTTACGAATTTAGGCAAAATAGGAACAGGAGTGTAATCCATATTCATCAAGCTGCCGTCTCCATCGTTAGGATTAAGTGAGCGAAGAAGCTTTTTGTATATGTTGGTATCTTGAGTACCGTTCGCGTAATCTCGGCTTCTTTCGAATACCGCATTTCTTTTACCGTAAAGAGATGTAGACTCCTTTATTTTGCCCCACTGGTTTTCAATAGCCTTTGCATACTGCAAACCATAAGACATACTCTCCTTAGTTGATGCGTCTGCCAGAGGGTTTGGGAAGGAATGCTTGCTATTTTTATCGAGGCTCATAATTTACTTGCATTATGCATATTCTGCAAATATAACAAATCGTCGTTAGACCTTATATTTTCTAAAAAACACCTTTTCCTTAAAGTCAGACTTAGGTTTTTCTTTTTCTTTTTGAGCTGCAAGCAAAGCCAGACCAGAGCTAATGGTTAAGTCAAACTTGGTTCTTTTGTCTATTTTAAACCCAATCCAATCCTCAAGCGTTTTGTTAAAGTACATGGCTCCTGTTTCTCCGCTTTCGTAATTTACACCAACGTGATCGTGAATGTATTTCTCTATAGATTGAGCATGAGACTGTATTACGTCCTGAGAGTTAGACGGTATGCCTTTTGTCTTTACGTTTACGTGAGAAGAACTGCTCATAAGGTGTCTCGGTCTATCCATTAAGTAGCCGTCATAACCCCTTGACTCAAAGTACCTTACAATACCGTACTTATTGTTCTCTACAAGTAAAGGATACCCATAATAAAACGCACACATGAGAACGTCCTCATAGAATATACTAGCCAGGTCTGGTCTAGAGGCATACTCCACAACAAACATATTAGAAGGGCGGTTCATGCTAAACTTATTGTACATATGAAGAGCCCCTTTAGAACCTCTATTGTCCACAGTGGCATCTAAGTCATATGAGTCAACTCCTCCACAGCCATAAGAAGTGAACGGGGCTATTTTTCTTCCTCTTTCAGTTTTAGATATATTTCTTTCAGAAGGATCAGGCATCCAAGACACCCTAAACCTACCGTTAGGGGTGGGCGAGAAAACAACCTCTTTGTCTTTTTCCTTCCAAGTAAAGTTACCGACAACGACAGGATTGGGGAACAGCTCGTCGTTATATTCTATTTGCTGGTATATCTTACCTATATTAAATAAACTCCCCTCGATGCTATCCCTAAATGCTTCGTCTTCGGTGAACGGAAACTGTCGAGTAACCTCGTTTAGTTCAGACGGGTTGTCTTTAAATGACTTGCGTTCATTCTTGAGATAGGTCTTACTGCCAATTTCGATGATATCTCCGTCTATCCCATGTATGTGTTCGCTTTGAGAGGGATCGTCAACTACTGCATTTCCGTATATGTCAAAAAAACCCTCTAAAGCGTCGTAGGCTGGAATGAATATTCTATATAGCCCAGTCTTAGTTCTTTCGTTGTTGTTTCGCTCATTAGGATCAGAGTCATACCACAGACCTTTGTATTCTTCACCCCCTTTATTCATGGGGTTAACAGTGCTTCCCACTATAGCCTTACCGACAATCTTTCTACCCACGATAAGACAAGTCCTTTCGATCCTCCAAGCCTCTCTAATGTCAGTGGGCTTTTCCCACTTACCTGCCTCGTCGAGGTATAACATATGTAGCTTCTCGCCGTCATATGCGTTATTAGTGGTGTTCTTCCAGTTTATTACCGTGTTTAGAGCATCACCCCTGTGGGACGTTTTGTTGTTTTTCGTTATGCGCTTAGAGGGTTCACGAAACGCAAGTTCCATACGAGGGTTTGTAGTACCATCCTGGATCGGTTTAAAAAAGAATGGGTAGCTGCGAAAGATCGCAACCACCTTCTTCATGAATATGTTCTCTTGCGAGTCTTTACCAGTTTTCGACTGTATGCCAAGAAGCTTCTCTTTAACTTGACTAGCTTCATCCACAAGGACAGCAGAGCATATGTTAGTGTAGCCAGAACGACGACACTTAGTATAAAGCTGACCGAAACAACGAGGGTCAGCTTCACAAGCAGCCATGTGCGTAAAGATGTCTTTTTGGAAAGCGAGGTATGATGGATATCCGACATCAATTTTAGACCATTGTAGAAACATATAGTGTCTCCCTGTAATATACGTAGGCTCCCCATTATTGTAAAACCATACACCGTCGCGCCTACGCTGAAACTCTTGCTCGATGTAAGAACGAAACTTGTTACGAAACTCGGCAGGTTTTTCGAGCCACTCATCCATACTGCGTATCCTACGCATTTCCTCTGGCATAGGTGTGCGTTTCCACAACTGCAACCTCTTTGGTTGGTCATGGAAGAGAATTTCCGATTTGCTCGGTTTCTTTGGAAGTACCACGAGTAACCCGTGGAGCTCGATAGCTTCTCCTTCCGTACCGTTAGGGTCGATCTTAATCCCCTTAGTTTCATACCCTTTTATGTCGATTATATTGGACATCAATAGCTCTGTCCATGTGAGTTCATTCTACCCAGCGAAGGTACACCTTCTTTAGGGTTTTTGATCTCCATTTGTTCACCGCACTCACACTGGCCTTCAGGGTAGTAAACACTACCGTTTTTAAACTTCATAGTAAGATTTCTTACAGATTTCTCTGTTTTACATTCTTTGCAAATTAGATCAGGCATCTTGTTTAATTTAATTAGTACACCAGACAGGATTCGAACCTGTGACCGTCTGCTTAGAAGGCAGATGCTCTATCCAGCTGAGCTACTGGTGCATGTGCTCCCTCCAGGACTTGAACCTGGGACCTGCCGATTATGAGTCGGACGCTCTAACCAACTGAGCTAAGAGAGCTTAAAGTATACTTTTATGTGGTCAGTTGTAACTGACTGGTTTTCAAAGTTGTAGTCATCCCAGTAGATCAGTCCGCTAGCGTTATTTTGAGAACCTTTCTGCGAATCCCCCTGAGTAGTCTTTTTCGTTTTCGATTTCTCCATTGTTCTTGATTTCTTTAACCATTTGTTCTAGCCTCTGGCGCTCCACCAAAAGCTCTTTACAGTCAATAGCGGTTTGCTTTATGGATTGGAGCTCAGCCTTACGCGCTGACCCTCCAGCTTCGGGATCAACAGGCTTCTTGACTTCCTCAATCATATTATTAATGGCAATCTCCATACTATCCATTAGCCTTTGGGCGGCGCTAACAGTGGTAAACTTAGATTTCGACATATAACAAGTCTTCTGTACGGGTTCTGTAGTATTCCTTACCATCGATGGTAATTCTGTAATCACGGTTTTCTTTAAACCCAACTACATCGCCTACTTCTAGCCCCGCTTCTTTAATACCAGAAGACGAAAACGCGACCCTACCTCTTGTTGGTAGCTTCTCGCTAAGTTTGACAACCTCGATAAGCTTCGATTCTTGAACTTCTTCTTCTTCGATAGCCTCAAGAAGACTCCAGCCCGCAAGAGGGTGGACATCACCAGTACTGCTATCTTTAAAAGCAATAGCTTGATTATTGATAGCATGATCTTCATCATATCTGACAAGGTAGTGATTGTCATCACCAGTAAGTGGCTGACCTTCATTGATAACCACGAGGTGATGGAAGTAAAGCGTGTCGCCAGGCTTGACCCCAGTCTCGTACTTAAACGGGACAGCCACGACAGGGCCTTCTGTAATTCTGTTTTCAAATTCATTAAATCTGTTGTCTACGTATAATTCTAATCCGCCACTCGTTGTGATGGTATCGTCTATAGTCTTTTCTAACTCGACTACGAATAAGTTAAAAGTCTTCATTCATTAAAAATTTAAATCAAATTCAAGTACACAGGGCATCTCATCTACTGCCTTCCACAGCATAGTACCTTCATCATTTTCAATGTATATAAGATATCGCTGTTTTCCAAACTTATGGAGCTGTCTTTCGTCTTCAACAATAGCTGAGACCTCTCCAGATCCTGCCCTCATTCCTACGTAATAGGCCATACCATTTTTAGGGTCTCTTCCGACCACAATTTTTCTAATAAGACCTTCCATGTTAGTTTAGAGATATGCCCAATTCACCAAGGAGGTCATCCAGTGAGTCGTCTTCCTGATAGGCGCTGTCCATAACTTGCTTTACCGTTTCTAGTTCCTCTCTGCTTTCTAGGTTAAAGCTGTACATGGTTTTCATTTCTGCGCTTTCATCACCTTCCTCCACAGCGTCTAAGTCTATAACTCCGACAACTATAGTAGCTAAGGTGCGATCTTTCATTTCGAACTCATCGATTGTTTCCTCCATCTTTTTGACGAGGGAATACATTTCGGCAAAGAAGAGGGTGTCTTTCGGGTTCATGATGTAAATTTGTTTAAGTCAAATATACGAATTAATATGCCTAGGTCTCAAGTAAGAAAAAGCAGGATGTTTAGAGACTTCTCAAAAATGCCCTCTAGGTTTGTAAAAAGCAACTTTTTAAAAAACATAAAAAGCGCTACAGAGGAGTTTGTTGAGGGAAGCGAGATCACAAAAAGCTACTTATACTTTATGCTGTTCATTTACGATTTAGAGTTCTTTACTATATCGTGGGTGGCAGATGAGTACGGAATGAATAAAAAGAACCTAGCTGACAGAATGATATACCCACTGGTGTCTATGGGGTATATATACAAACACTTCGACAAGCTTACGCCGTCTCAAACCCTAGAAGATCATTTGTTTAGAGATGAAACCAAGTTTAACTACCGTGTAAGATATGCGCTATCGCAGAAAGGCAGAATGGCGGTACAGCGCTTCTACAACTCACTCTAAACCTCTTCTGCATTAAGGTTTTTTATATAAAACTCGGCATCTGCATTTGGGCGATCATTAGTTGGAAGGTTCCAAAAAATATATAAATCAACAAAAGCATCATTAGTAGTAGCGGCAAGTGTTTGATCAAACAAAGTAGCTTGACCTGACGTTATGTCTTGATTTGCTTGGTTTCCTCCTAACGCTATTGTTGTTGTTGTTGGTCCGTTAGGCCAATGAGCCTTGTTTGCGGAATTTGTTCCGTCGCTCAAGAATAAATCAAAGGATATCTTGTAGGTTGAGCCAACCGTGATTCCTCCGATCGTCCCAGCAAAGTTAGACGCTAATATGCCTACGTAGCTGGTTTGTTCTGTGTCGAAAACTCCCTTAAGCCATCCAGTACTTCCGTCTGGAGCCGATTGATTGGCCGTGAAGGACAAAGTTCCTTGAACAGAGTCCCCAGTAAAAAAGTCATCAGCAATGGGAGCAGGGTCAA